CAGTCTCGACTTCGGTGGCTTTTGTCTCAGCGAGCTTTGCAAGATCGTCGCGGCCTTCTTCACGATAGCTCTTTGCCGCCTCCCGGTAATCGTCCGCGCTAAAGCGTCGATTTCCAGTTTTCGGCGTCTCAGAACCAGGCTGCGAAGCCTCCCGCTGGGCTTTCGCCTGCTCGATGGCTTCACGCTCTGCCTTGAGTCTTGCTTTTTCCGCTCGGACATCTTCCCACTCTTTTTCGAGTCTGCCCTTGGCCTTCTCGTATCGGGACGGCTTCTTTTGTTCGGAAGCCGACTCCGACTTGTCTTCTGAAGGTTGCGTTGTTAAAGAACTTTTTGCCTCTTCGGATTTCTCCTCAGTGGCGGAAACTTCACCCGAAGCTTCCTGTTTGGTTTCGGCTTTTTCGTCAGTCGCGGGCTTCTGATCGGTATCTCCGCTGGCCTTTTCGGGTGCGGGTGTTTCAGCTTTGGCTTTCTCGTCTTCCTTGGGAATGGGATTGAAGTCCCGTCCCTCGTCAGCCGCCTGCGCCATTGCCAGAATATCCGTCTCCGTCAGGTTATTCGAATCAGCCATTTGACCCTTTCTTACACCCATTCGCCGGGAGTCATTCGGCGGTGAGGTTAATCGGCTACTGGTTCATCCGATCCATCCCCATAGCCTGAGATGGCGGAGTTTAGTTTTTGGGTTGCGAGCGATTCTAAGGTCGCCACACAACCTCTATAACCTTTAGCCCATCCACAAGCCTCTGCAAGTCTATCATGGTTTTTCATGATTGCGGAGGCATTTTGACGCAGGGTTAGGTTCAAAAGTATTAGGCTTAACTTGCGCCCAGTTGGAGTTCCAAGAAATGATGTCCATGCCTTTTCATCTTCCTCAAGCCATTTGGGTTCTTCAACCCACTCATAATTTCTTGAAAACGAAATAAATGCTCTTAAGAATCTAATCATAAATAACTTATACTGCAAAAAGTTTTCCAATTTGTCTATTGTGTTTGGATATATTCCATTTATATGGAACCCATTGAAGATTCGATGGTGCGTGTATTCCGCCCTTTGATATTGGTATAATATGATCTACGTGAAATTTTATTCCAATACATTTACCAACTCGTTTTGCGGCTTCATAAAATACTGAAATTATTTTGCTGTCCAATGTCTTTACACATCTTTTTTGCATTTGATATTTTCTTACAGATGCAAGTTTTTTAGACTTATTTTTTAGATACCAATTTTGAACATTCTTCCTATTTTTTTCATTATCTAAATTATTTCTTTGCCATTGAATTTTTAATAAATTTGACCTAATAAAATCATTTTTATTTAACCATATTTCTGGATTTTTTCTTGCCTTGTTATACCCCCAGAAAATCATCCCGTCCTCTCTCTGAAATCCTCTTTTATATCTCATACCACTACCGCCCAGGAGTCGCCTTGGAAAAGCGCGACTTCCTTGCCGTCAAGAGTCTCGGATAAAGCCTTCTGTACAGCTTGGAAGGACCAATCGTGTCCAGCCAGCACCCCGCCTTTACGCAGTTTCGGCTTCCACCCCTGGATGTCTGCCACAACCGCTTCATACCTGTGATCGCCATCAACATAGATTAGGTCAAGCGATTCATCGCCAACGAACTCCAAAGCGTCAAGACTTTTCCCACGGCTGAAGGATACGTTACCAAGACCCTTGGTACGATTCTGGAAAGCCTCAAAAACAAACTTCATTGGGCATTGGTGGCTGGCAACATCGTTTAGGTCGTAGCCGTTGATCCAAGGATCGACCGCCAGAACCTCTTTGAAGTACTTGGCGATAACCTCGGTTCCCTCACCGCTATACGCGCCGATCTCAACGGCCTTGCCGTTTACGCCTTTCTCGTTTGCCCACTGGCAAAGTTTGGCTAACCCCTCCTGCTGGAAGGGCGGTCGCATTACCGGAACCTTCAAGCAGGCATCGGAGCGGCGGGTTGTGCGGCCTGCGGAGCAATCTGCTCGGCAGCACGCATTTCCTGTTTGGCCGCATCACGAAGCTGTTTCTGGATGGCGCGGGATGTGTTGGGATCAACCTGCTCCAAGGCAGCCAAGTGCTGCTGGAGGTGCGCCATGAGTACTTGCATAGACGCTTGATCGACGGGTTGCTGGCGGACTTGCGCCGCCTGGTTAAATTGAAAGAGAACTTGAATGTGGACCTTGTGATCGTCGGAGGGCTTGATCTGGACGGGGAATCCTGTGGCAAGCATGGTGGCAATTTCGCTTGCCTGATCCTCGGCCTGATCGCCCATACCAGCCTGCGGGTCTTGGAACAGACGGCGCACAAGGCTGGGGTCGTCCTGTTCGATGACAGACTTGACCAGTTCGCCTTGGTTGACGAAAGGATTGCCCTGGAACATCTGCATCCGGGCGACTGCCTTTTGGAGCGAGAACTGGCGATTGATAAAGTCCAACCCGCCCTTCGGCTCAATCGAGTATTCCTCGTGGATACCTTCGGGCGGCATAGCACCGGTCTCCTCGGCATAGCGGAACATGAGGTCACGCTTGTTGTACTGGACATAGAGCGACCAGCACTGCTTGAAGAGATGGGACAATCCCATTCGGAAAATGCGGTTACGAAGATCGCCGGAGGCGGCGGCCTGAGCCTGCAATGCCGAAATCTCGGTTGCGGTCTTGCGGTCTGAAACTTGGTACTGCGATCCTGCTCCAAAGTCTGGATTGCCCATCCGGGCCTCGGCCAGCATCCGCTCCTCCAGCATAAGACGCTGGAAGTCGAAGGGAGGTTGGCTGAATTGCACCGGCTTGAGACCCTGCGGAAGGATCTGGCCCGGCTGCATCTTGAGGTTGGCGGTGTTGAGGCTGATCGGATTCTGAGCCTCGAAAACGGGTCGGTTGGCCAGTTCAACGTAATCACTCAGGCTATTCTTCAGCTTGTTGAGTAGATTCTCTCCAGGGAGGAGAATTTCTGCAACTCCCCGTGGACTGTACCAACCGCCCCCTGTGACTTCATAGGGGAAATCAACGAAAGGAGGTTCGCCGTGGCGGTAGGGAAGGATGAACGGCTTCCTTACATCCTCGGTGACAACCAGCGGACTATAAGTTTCGACCTTCCATCCGTCCTCGGAGGGCGTATACATTTCCCAAAGAATGATGCGATCATTCTCAGCTTCCTGGGTAATTCCCTCGCGGCGGTAAATCTCGTCCTGAATCTCACTTCGTAGGCCCACCGATTTGGACGGCTTACCCGAAATGATCTTGATAAAGTTTTCGTCCTGCTTGTAAAGGGGGTTAGCCTTATAGGAATCGACGCTGGTTGAGATGATGTGAACAATGAAATCGGCATCTTTGAATTCCTTGGTGTACGAAGGTACGATAATATGGAAGGGATCAATCGCCTCGAAGTCAATACGCTTCTTGTCCTCGTTCCAGATCACCTTGGAAACTCCACGGCCATAAAGAAGGATGTTGTCAATGACGGAAACAATCTCTTTCTGGAAGTTGGACTTCTCCCGCATCTGATAGTCAAACCAACGCTCGGCGGAAACGGTCAGAGGGGTCAACTGCTGGCGCATCGGGACAAAGCTGGAAAGGATGTCGTTGCCGATGGCGGAATTGACGAAGGAAGGCTTCAGCTTCTCAATGGCAGTGTCGATCAACTGGACGTGCAGGTCAGCGGCGGTAGGCCAAGGCTTTACCTTGCGGCGAACACCAAAGTACCGAGCTTGGTAGAACAGCCGTTGCCGGTTCTCCCAGGTCTCGCGCTGGTTGAGAGCTTCAATAATCCTGACGTAGTAATCGTTACGGCGTGTGTCTTTGGCGTTCATTTCTCTCGCTCCCTGTTCAGTTCAAATTGAAAATCGTTGATATAATGCAAAGCGCGTTTTGCCCATGCGCGGACGGCAGGAGAAGAATCGCGAACAGCCGGGTAGTTCTCATCGCGCATCAGAGCCTCAACGGCCCCGGTCGTGTTCGTCGTGGGATTGGTTGTCGCGCACCCACCAAGCAACAGTGCCAAGATCCCGATCAATGGAATCACGGTTGTTGCGCCACTCGCCTTCGGCGCGGTCGATGCGTTTCTCTTTCCAACCCGGAATGAGGCGAAGGATCGACGCGATGATGTTAAGAATCGCACCGATCACTTAAAGTTATTTAATGTGAAGTCCGAGCGTCTTGAGGAAGTTGACAACCTTCTCCAACGCCGAATCGTCGGCGGGGGTCGGGGTCAGCTTCACAATGATACGCGCGGCAAGCACGATGCCACCAAGGGCGGCAACAATCTCGGCCCAATTTGCAGTGATCCAGTTCCAGATATTCATATTAACCTCCTGCGTCGAAGCCAGCCATAACGGGATCGCTCGATTCCATCAAGGCTTGCAATGACCTCCACGTTGGCTTTTCCACCGGGAAGGTCAAGTCGAAACTGATATTACCACCATCAAGGCAGAGGGCAAGGGCATCGGCTCGGTCAGGGCTGGCGAGTCCCCTGGCTCGCATCGAATCCTTGGACTCGACCCCAAGCTTGCCCTTGGAATTAACCAGGCTCCGGCGGCAGGTCAGTTGCGCCGTCAGTTCGTCGTCTTCGGGCAGGATGAT